CTGGACGTCGGGGTGCTCGAGGAGCCACCGGAGGGCGTCGGAGGTGCGGCGGTGGCCGAACGAGCGGAGGAACGGGGTGATGCGGGCGTGGCCGGCGGCGTTGAGGCGCACGCTGAGCGAGTGGCTGAGCAGGTCGTCGGGGCGCTTCACGACGCGGAGCGTGTCGCCGTCCTCCTCGATCTGGAAGCCGGGCGGGACAACGATGGGACGGTCGGTCATGAGGCCATGATACACGATTGTAGACGCGCCGTATACGGGTTCTCGTCCGAGAACGGAACAGGCCCCCGAGGGTTGCGTTCCCCGGGGGCCTGTGCCAACCTGTCGGACAGCCACATCCGGTCGGAATCCTACCCGACCGCCAACCTGAAGGGAAGCCCTGAATGTCAGGCATCTCCGGCCGCGGACGCCGCGGCTCGGTCGTCGTCCCCAACTGGCGATGGGAAGACCCGTCGCTCGACTCGTACGACCTCCACGTCGCCGGCTGGCTCGCATCGCACACTGACGGCTACCTCGCCGATCACGTCACCCGCAACGCGATCGCGAAGGCCACCGGCATCTCCGGAGAGCGTGTCTCGAAGTCGATCCAGAAGCTCGCCAGCTCGGGGGTGATCGAGGTCGACGACGTCGCGCTCCCACAGTCGAAGGGAGGGCACCGCTGGGTCATCACGTTCGACTGGGAGGTGTGGGAGTCGCCGCCCGACCCTGGTCGTGTGGCGCCCAGCAACCCTGGTCGTGTGACGACCACCCCTGGGCGTGTGGCGACCAGCACTAAGGATGCACAACTAGAAGAACAACAGGAAGAACCGTCCGGGTCGACTTCGTCGCCCGCTCCTCACGGCTTCGACGAGTTCTGGGAGACCTATCCGCGCAAGGTCGGCAAGCCGGCGGCACTCCGCGCGTTCAAGGCCGCGGCGAAGGGTCCGCGCGAGCGCACCGAGGCGATCCTCGACGGCCTCGTCACGTGGTGCCAGGCGTGGAAGCGCGCGGGGACCGCAGCCGCGTTCATCCCACATCCCGCCACATGGCTGAACCAGCACCGCTGGAACGACACGCCCGACCTCGACACGACACCCGCCACCTCGGGGCTCGCGTCGGCCGTGATCGAAGCCGCCGAGCCGTTCTTCGTCGAGCACCACGGCGACTGGTTCCGACACGTCCAGCAACCCACCTTCAGTGCGATGATCGAGCTGATGAAGCGCTGGGGGTTCGACTACCCGGAGACGATGATCCGCGTCGCGATCCAGCTGCGCCGCAACCCGGCCAAGGCGCTCGACCCCGTCACCCTGCGGAACATCAACGAGGTCGAGCGCTTCGAGGGCTTCCCGACCACCTACGACCTGCCCGAGTCGATGCGACGAGCAGCGAGCCTCGGACACTGGAAGGCGGCGTGGTGAGCGCGAAGACCGGTCGCGAAGTGCCCCTCTCCCTGGAGGCCGAGCGGGCTCTCCTGGGTGCGATCCTGCTGCGCGAGTCGATCCTCGGAGAGCTCATCCAGGTGCTCGATCCGAGCGACTTCTACGACCCGGCCCATCAGGACTGCTACATGACGATGTGCGCCCTGTGGGACGACGGACGCACGATCGACACCGTCACCGTCGCGAACGCCAGCACGGCGGCCGTCACACCGCAGCTCCTCACCGGGTTCCTCGCCGAGACCCCGGCGATCTCGGCGTTCAAGAGCTACGCCGACGTCGTCATCGAGCGCTCGCGCAAGCGTCGGCTCATCATGCACCTCAGCGAGCTGACCGACCGCGCGTACGGCGCCGAGCGCGTCGACGAGCTGCTCGACACGAACCCACTCGACGACCGGCTCCTCGCGCCGCGCCAGGCCGACATCAAGAACCTGTACGGGCTCGGCGAGTTCATGCACCGCGTCGCGCAGCGCGAACTGGACGTCCGCCCGTGGCTGATCCCGCACCTGATGAAGCCGCTGTGGCGGATCGTCGTCGTCGCTCCCGAAGGCTTCGGCAAGGCGGTCCTGATGCGCTTCCTCGCCGTGCACGCCGCGGCCGGCCGCGACCCGTGGCAGCCGCACTACCGCGAGGCGCACCGACGGGTGCTCTACCTCGACGTCGAGAACGCCGAGAGCTCCATCCATCACCAGTTCTCGATCGCCAACAAGAGCACCGACTTCGACATCATCGGCGAGGCCGACGGCTACCTCCACGTGTGGCACGAGGAAGGAGGCATGGACCTCCGCCAGCGCCGGCACCGCGCCCGCTTCGAGGCCGTGCTCCAGAAGGTCCGACCCGAGATCGTCTTCGCCGGGCCGCTCTACAAGCTGTTCAAGCGTCAGCGCGGCGAGGACATGGAGCAGGCGACGATCGAGTTCACCGAGATCATCGACGAACTGCGTGTCCGCTACGGCTTCGCGATCATGCTGGAGCACCACGCCGCGAAGGGCAAGGACGGCCACCGCGAGCTGGTCCCGTTCGGCTCGTCCGTCTTCCTCCGCTGGCCCGAGTTCGGGCTCACCATGGAGCCGATCGGACCGGTTGAGCCGAACGATGAGAACTACCTGATGAAGCTCGGGCGGTTCCGCCGCGACCGCGAGCGCGCCGACTGGCCGAATGAGCTCGAACGTCGCGCCGGGTCGAAGGTGCCGTGGATTCCGCTGTTCGACCGTGGCCGTGGCGCCTACCTGAACCTGATCCGGCACCCGATCCACGGCGAGTGGGTCCCGATCGGTAGCTTCTGACACATGGAGACGAACGATCCCCGCCCGCGCATCCTCGGCCACGAGTGGTGCGCGTGCGGGGCCCTCGTTCCCACCCCGATGTTCCAGGCGTGCGGGTCGAAGTGCTGGGACTGCCTCCAGGCAGCACCCGAGACGGAGGCGTACCGAACCATCCTCGTGGCGATCGACGGGGCCCGGCGCGCCGTCCACCCGCCGAAACCCGCGAAGACGAAGCGAAGTCCCGCCGGCGCGGCGGCGAAGAAGGCGCGCCGTGCCGCCAAAGGCATCGACCAGGCTCGGCGTCGCGCTGACCACCGGGCGCTGAAGCGCATGGCTGACGCCTACCCGGACCTCTACCTGCTGTTCCGCAACGAGGAACGCGCGAAGGACGGCCAGAGCCTCGTCCAGCCACCCCCCGCCACCCGGTTCGACGAGGTGGTGAGGACTCACCTGCGCGCGTCGCCCTACTATGCGATGCTCGTAGACCCGCGAGAGGCTGCTGATGGCGCTGTTCAACAAGAAGATCGACGCGGAACATGAGCTCACCGCCGCGGCGCGCTCGCTCGATACGGCGAGCAGCATCGGCGACTCGACCTACGTCCGCTCGCTTCTCCCTGCTGCCCGCGCAGCGGCGAAGAAGCCGTACGAGTGGTACAACGGCATCGGCGAGATCCACTACGCCGTCGATCGCGGGGCTCGGATCGCCGGCTATGCGCAGCTCTACGTGTGCAAGGTCCGCCCGGATGGCGAACCTGGCGACATCGTCGAGCGGGGCCTCGAAGGCGCCATCGGCCGGTCGCTCATCAGCCCGTACGGCGGGATGCGCGAGCTGGTCAGCCGCTTCTACAAGCACATGACCGTCCCGGGCGACTGCCTGCTCATCAAGAGCCGCGACGGCAAGGACTTCGCCGGCTACGAGACCCTGTCGCCCGAGGAATGCCAGCTCGCGGACGAGGACGGCTTCGGCGCCGCGTCGCGCAACATGCACGTCAACGGGCTCCGCCGCTACACGATGCCCCCTGCCGGGATCGGCAACGTGGAGCGCACCGCGATCGCGCAGGAGATCGCCGCCCAGGACGTCCTCGGCCGGATCTGGCGCCCCTCGTCGCAGTGGATCGACCTCGCCGACACGCCGCTGAAGGCGATCCAGACCCAGTGCGAGATCCTCCACCTGCTCACCGTCAACCTGAAGGCGAAGCTCCTGAGTCGCCTCGCCCTCAACGGCATCCTGTTCGTCCCGTCCGAGCTGAACGAGATCACGTACCCGTTCGGCAAGCAGGGGCCAGCGATGTCGACGATCGACCGCCTGATGTTGGTCGCTACGGAGTCCGTGCTCAACCACGATCGCCCCGAGAGCGCCGTCCCCGTGATGGTGGCCGGCAACAAGGACCTCGCCGAGGCCATCCGGTTCATCGAGATGGACCGGGCGATCCTCGAGACCGACATGAAGCTGCGCGCCGAGCTGCTCGACCGCATCCTGATGTCGCTCGACGTCCAGCCGATGGACGTGAAGGGCATGGGCGACTCGAACCACTGGTGCCTCGACGACCAGACCGAGATCATGACCAAGCGCGGGTGGATGGGGATCGACGACCTCGTCGTCGGTGACGAGGTTCTCGCCCTCAACCACGAGACCGGGCTGAGTGAATGGCGAGTGGTGACGGACAGGTATGACGCCGACGTCATCGACGAACCGATGCGGCTGCTCGAATCGCGCACCCACTCATCGCTCACCACGATGCACCATCGCTGGCCGACCGTCACTCGCGACGGTCGTCGACGGTGGGTGACCACCGGGCAGATGGGGACGAACGACCGGATCACCACCGGCGCCCCGTGCGTCGACGTGCCGGCGATCGCCAAGTTCAGCGACGCCCTCGTCGAGATCCTTGGCTGGTTCTGGACGGAAGGGAATGTCAGCGCGTCGACGACCATCGCCCAGTCGCATACAGCCAACCCAGACAAGGTGGCGCGCATCCGCGCCGCCCTCCGTGCCGAGTTCGGCGACGACGGGTTCACCGAGGCGATCCAGCGCAACGACTCGTCATTCGGTGGGCCGATCACCGTGTTCCGCCTCCGTTCCCCTGCCGCCGCGGTCCTTGCCGACCTCGCTCCCGGCAAGCGGATCGCCGATTGGGTGATCGACTCATTCACGGCCGCTCAGCTGCACCTCTTCATCGACGTCAGCTGCATGGGCGACGGCCACCACTGGAAGACCGGAGAACGCGACATCTGGCAGCGCGACCCGTCAGCCCTCGACGCGTTCGAGCGTGCCTGCGTGCTGGCGGGCTACGGCGTTTCCCGCCAGCCGGGACACGACGGCGGCACGGTGGTGCGGGCCCTTCGGTCGGTGGGCGTGCGTCCCGTGAAGGCGGCGGGCGAGATGGCAAGGCGGAATGCCGTCGGTGCCACCGACGAGATCGTGTCCTACACGGGTCGGATCTGGTGCCCGACGGTCGACGGGCTCAACAGCTACCTGGCGCGCCGGAACGGCAGGTCGTTCTACACCGGCAACTCGGCGTGGGCGGTGTCCGACGACGAGCGCCGCATCAACATCCAGCCGATCGTCGAGATGTTCTGCTGGGCCCTCACCAAGACGGTCCTCTGGCGCGAGATGCTCGACGCCGGGAAGACGGCCGCGGCGTGCCGCAACTACATGGTCTGGTACGACCTCACCGACGCCAACGTGAAGACGAACCTCGCCGAGGACGGCCGACAGCTCCACGACCGGATCGTCGTGAGCTCGAAGGCGGCCCGGCGGATGTCGGGCGTCGAGGAGACGGACGCTCCGAGCGAGGAGGAGTACGTTCGCCAGCTCGGCGTGAAGAACGGCGACCCGTACCTCGCGACGTTCGGCCTGGAGGTCGCGAAGAAGATCGACTGGGACAAGGTCGCCGTGCAGCCGAAGACCGGCCCAGACGCCCAGTCGCCGGCCGACAAGCCGAAGGTCAGCGCCGGCACCGGCAAGAAGCCGGGCGGCCCCACCCCCGAATCGAACACCCCGCGCTCGAAGCGTCCCGCCTGAACAGGAGAACACCATGGCCCCCACGAAGGTCACGTTCGGCTCGATGCCGAAGACCGTCCCCCCCGGCTACTTCAAGGCCGTCAACTTCCCCGTGCTGGCGATGATGGACACCACCACCGGCGACCATCGGCGACTCGCGGCGACCGGAGCGGGCAACCGGGAGCTGCCGGTCAGCATCCGCTACCAGCCGGCCGCGACGTACGGCCACGATGGCGCCCTCCCGTCCGGCGCGCTGTTCGAGGTCACGTTCGACCCGGCGACGCGCAAGGTGTCGGGCCGCGGGTTCCTGCTCGACGACGAGGTCGGGCACCAGCACTTCCGCATGATCGCCACTGGCGCCCAGCGCGGCAACTCGGTCGACCTCGCCGAGACCCGAGCCCGCTACGTCGAAGACCTCTCGAACGACGAGTGGTACATCGAGTTCACGAAGTGGAGCATCGCCGCCACGACCGGGGTCGGGACGCCTGCGTTCGCCGAAGCGCGGGCGGAGGTCCAGTGGACGCCCGAGGAGCTCACCGCGGCGATCGGCGACCCGATGGAGGAGATCGTCGCCAGCTTCAGCCCGCAGGACTGGGCGGCGAACTCGGTCGTCACCTTCCAGGCGCAGCCGGCTGGACTCGACGTCGACACCGAGCTGCTCGCCGCGTACTCGGCCGGCGAGCCGGTCCCGTACGAGCTGTTCTTCCACGAGGAGCCCGACACGCTCACGAAGTGCGTCGTCACCGCCGACGGGCACGTCTACGGCCACCTGTCCGGCTGGGACCTCACCCACGACGGGTTCGCCGGCCAGCCGGTCCGCACGCCGCGCCCGCGTGACAGCTACGCGTCGTTCAACAAGCCGGGCGTGCTCACCACGAAGGGCATCGTTGCCACCGGCCCGATCTTCCTGCTCGGCGGCCACCGCCCGTCCAAGAGCGCCCCGACGATCGAGCAGGCGTACGGCGGCATCGAGAACACCTGGGCCGACGTCCGCGTCGTGGAGGGCAGGCTGGGCCCGTGGATCTCCGGCGTCGTCCGGCCTGGCACTCCGCCCGAGGCGGTGTACGCCGCACGCGCGTCGCGCCTGTCGGGCCACTGGATCGGGGACCGACTGAAGGCGATCGTGTCGGTGAACGCTGAGGGCTTCGACGTCGCCGGCGACCCGGAGGCCGAGTTCATCGCGTCGGCCGGCGACGGGTTCGCGTTCCGCACCACCGGCGAGGAACTGGAGCTCGTCGCCGGCCTCGGCGCGCCCGAGCGGGTGACGTCCATGGAGCAGTTGACGCCCAACGAGGTCGCCAAGCTTCGGGAGATGCTCTCCGCCGGCGCGACGACCCCGGCGGTGGCCCCGGACGACGGCGCCGAGCAGCTCCGCGCGCGCCTGGCGACGGCCATCACGCTGTCGCTCGCCAGCGACGACTGACACATCCTGAGGCGGGTGCAGGGGCGGGCCGGGTCGCAAGACCTGGCCCGTCTTCGCGCCGGGGGTGTGGACAGCGCCACGGTGCGCCGGGCAATACTGCCGCAGCCAGCAGTTCGACCCAGGAGGCTCTCCGCCATGTGGCCCCAGATCCCCGAAGACCTCGCCCCCCTCTCG